ATGGCAATAAATCATAAAGATGAGTTTACCGGGATGCGAGAGCTGACTTCTTTTGATACGGCTCACAGCGCCTTTGGTGAGTTCATCCTCATGCGCTCGTCATTCACTGATACTCTCACCGGATTCAGACAGATTGAACCAGAGCATTACCCAGACCAACAAGTCATGATTCGTTTGGATGCAGCCAAAAAGCTGATTAGTGAACTACAGCGGCGAGTGGACTATATCGAGTCTGGTATTGAAGATGTTAACACCAAAACCCGCTATCACAGTTGAGAGGGATTTATGAAAGTTGAACTGGTTTACGATAAGCGAAATGTAAAAGAGATACCGGGTGCCAATGATCTTATCCTGGACGAACTAACCAAACGTGTGCATCGCGTCTTCCCAAAGGCTGAGGTCAAGGTTAAGCCAATGCAAGCGAATGGCATCAACACCGACGCCAGCAAAGGTGATAAGGCTATTCTCAATCGGCTGGTTGAAGAGATGTTTAATGAAGCTGAATACTGGCTGGTTATCGATATTTAACTTGAGAGGGATTTATGCTGCGTGTCGAAGTGACGATAGATAAGCTGAACGCGAAGAGTTTTCCGGTTGGCTACACCAATGCACTGACAGAAGAATTAACGAATCGCCTCAGCCGTAAATTTGGCGATGTCGATGTGAAAGTCAGATTTGCGGGTGCCGATGGGTTAACAGTGCTAGGTGGGGCAAGCGAGGATAAGAAAACGGTTGAGGAGATTTTGCAGGAAACGTGGGAAAGTGCTGATGATTGGTTTCAGCCTTAAACTGCCAGTCACGAACAAGAATAGACCGGGCAATTAAGCCCGGTTTTGTTTGTTACTGAGGCGCTACTGGCCACTTAATATCCGGCGCAGTTGATAAATCTAACTTCTTCAATTCGATAATGTATTTCTTAACCGAAACTAATTTTTCGCGGTCAGCGTCAGTAATGATATCCAATATCAAATCAGACTGTAGCCCGTCTATATCAGCACGAACGAGTGATAATTTGTGCTCTCTCATTCTCTCAGCATCTGAAACTAAAATCGCTTTGAGCTTTTCCTGATTAACAACAATGTCATCACGGTTACCATTAAATTCCCATGCCGCCTGGTATTTTTGGTCTGGTAATTTGCTGCGCTCAATGATGAGGAAATAATCATCGTGGCTAAATGAATCGAGGCTGTCCTGACTGTTGAAATTAACAACGGATAGACCCAGTTCATCTTCGTATACAATTACGAACAAGTCGTCATAAATAATCTCTTCTTCAACAACCAACAGTGCATTATCTGGCACTTCGCCATCAGTAATAATATCTGAGTCTTTCATGTGTTATATTCCTGTGCTGAAAACGACGATTTGAACGGATGCCAGGTCTGTAAGGCCATAGCTTGTGCCGCCGTCACTTGATGTTAGAAGCTGAAAAGAAGTCGCTGTTTTTGACTGAACGCTCGGTTGATGTATATCAAGCCTATTAGCCGTGTCTGTTCCTACAAAAACCGCATATGTTCCCGGCATGGGGCTTGAAAAAACAATGGTGTAAGTCCCTACGGCATTTCGGGTCACACTGGTAACTCCTACAGAGCCAGACACTGCCCCACTTGTACCACTGAACACGGCAAATGCGCGGGCTGTGCGTATTGATAGCCAACCGCCAAACTGGGAACCATTGATATTGCCGGTAGAGCTAATAAGCGCATAACCTCCCGCTTGACCCTCCCCAACAACAACATCAGATTTAGACAGAACGCGCCCACCGCGTAAGTCTCCGACAATATCGCAACGACCATCTGCACCAATGTTTGTTTTGGAAATAAGACTGCCCTGTGAGGTAATATGGCCTTGTGCTGTAAGGTTGCCCGCAAGCTGGATATTGGCATCAGTGGTATTAATGAAAGGCAGGGTAATATCTTTAGTACCATCAAAATCTACACCGCTGATTTTTCTTGCGGTCGCCAGTTTTGTCGCTGCTTTAGCCGTACCACCGACAGGCAGTGAGGCGTCAACCGCGGCCTTTACCGCCTTTGGTGTTGCTGCCAGGGCTTCGCTGGTGCTGTTAGTCTCGCTACTTAACTGAACAATCCCTTTTTGGGTTGTCGAGGCTAAGGGTAAATGACTATTGGCGTAGCTCTTAATTGCTGACTCCAATTTGATTTGGAGTTCGGCTATCTTCCCATCATCCAAAACATCTTGTTCGGAGTTATCAGCGATAAACTGCGCGAGCATTGACGCCATAAATGTTGATTGACGCCAAATAGTATTTAGCTGCTCTGACTTTGCCACCCCTCCAGAAAAACCGCCAATTCGTGCCGCCAGCACCTCATATTCAGCTGGGGTTAATACATTGGCATCAGCGCCGATCCCAAAAGGGAGAATTTCATTCTTAGCCATTTGCTTTCCTTAATGATAAGCCCCATGACGAACTGTCAAATCCTGAGACGTATTCGTTGTCGAGATCGAAGCCAAATAACGGCCCGACCTCGGTTGAAATGATGTAATTCGTAACGCCGACACCAGCCGGTTTAACGTCCAAATATCCCTGAGCAATAACCGCTCGCATCACTGATGAGATTTGCTCACCGGCAATGTAAATAGTCATGGTCATGTCGAAGTTATCGACGGCGAATATCTTGGTACGCCCGTCAGGAAAAATACCCTGGTAGATATCACTGAGGGTTTCAACGGTGCCGTCCCAGTGATTCGCCTCTATCTTTGCTCGCAGTATCGTGCGGTAAGTCTCATCGTCTAATCGTGTAAAGCCCGTTAATGAGTCATACGGCCCTTTCCAGCTTCCCTGATCAAAACCCAGCCCCTCGGTATCCATTGAAAAATACACATCGGTTATCGGGGTTCTGATGTTCCTGCCAATCCCCACCCACAGGCCGACAGCATCCTCTTGATTGCCTACAGAGCTATCAAGGTCAAAGTCGGTTGTAAGTTGGTTTGTGGTCTGCTGGATACCGAGGAACGGCGCGGTGATCAGGGATATATGGTCGTAAAACTTAGGCTTATTCTTGTGATAGGACGTGATGAGACGTTGATATTTAGTCTCACTCATTAAGTCACCACTAAAGTTATATTCTCCGGCACACAAGCGGCTGCGTCGTTAAAGGCTATCTCGATATTGCTTTCAGATAGTGCCACCGGGGAAATACCGATTTCTAACAGGGTAATATCGTAAGTCAGGCGTTCAATGCTGCCATTTAATTGAGCGGGAAGATCAAGCCGCTTAATACGCACCGGCTCACCAATTTCTATTTCATTAATATATTCCGCTATTGAATTTTTAATAGCGATACCAATTGATGAGGTATAACCCTGTAGCGCCTTAATTTCTAATCTGACATAAACCTGTACGGTACCTTTGCGGAAGAAATTAATCGGATGAACAATCCCATATTTATCTTTAATCGGGATTGTGGTGGTGCCATACGTCCCTGAACCCGGCCCCTTTTTCAGTGCGATAGTTTGTGCGATTTCTGTTGCGTCACCACCATCAACCACGATAGAGATCGAGTGGCTGGGTATGCCGTTGGCGTCGGTAATGCTGGTGTCATTCTCATAGCCGCGATAGCGCTCAACACCACCAATTCCCGCGACAGCCCCCAAAATACCATCCAGCACCGTGCGCGACGGTAGCGCCACTGATACCGCTTGCCTGACACGTAGCTCAGCATCCATCTCTACCGGTTTGCCCGGAGTGGCTCCCGTAGGGTTATTGACGCTTAACCAGCCGCGCGTTGGTGTCGCTATTTCTTTCACCGTATTGGCCAGTGCAACAATAGCACCCGGTACCGAACAAATAGCCGTAGCAGTTGCCGTCCCATCCAGACCAATAATCACGCTGGCCGGTAAATCCCAACGGATACCATCATTATCACGTGCCGCACCATTGGTTATCTCCAGTCCGACGCTACCGGTAAGCAGTAAATCGACTGTAGAGTTTGTCTCCTTGTTGCGCTTAATGCCGTTAATTTTCACATTACTGGAAAGCCCATTCCCTGTCGCAGTTGCCGGAGAAAAAGAGTTATAGACCGCAATAGTGCTATTGTTAGCATCGTGAATCCCCAGCGCATACAGAGTGACCATCTGCCCGTCTTTACTGTCGGCATCCAGATAGCTGTCACTGCCGTAAATCTCTTGGAAATAACTAACAAGAGTGCTGCGAATGGTCTCAAAATCGGGCGCAGTTATCCCCGTGGCGCTGACAATTGCATTCAGCGCTAACGTATCAAGGTTTAACATTTAAGCCTCGCTGGTAACGGTTGTGATCCCGTAGAGGGTGTCTATTGTTGCGGTGAAAGTAACGCGGCGATTATCGCCGTTGTAATTAGCTTCAAATTCCAATATCGAATTAACGCCCTGTGTATCAAGTATCCGCTCACGGATAGCCAGGATGTAAACATCAGACCGTTGCTTGCCGAGCACCGACTGGATATAAGGCGTACCCTCGGTCAAATCTAAAAACCATTGGCCGCGCCATAATTCAAAGCGGGTTTTCACCGCCTGAGCGACCGCCTCCGGTGAGTTGATAAGGAATGTGTTATCACCCTGACCGAATGTGTAATCGCCCTGCTCGTCCTCTCTGCGATACCTCATACCGGCCCCCCTGAATCACCGCCGCCAGTTTGCACACCGCTATGTTTGTGAGATTTGAGGCTGACGCCACCAGCAGCAACATCATTAGTGACGGTAATCGGCCCAAGCATAGTAGCGCTGCCACCTGCGTCACCTTTACCTTGGGATATCCTAGCCACCTCAACCCAATTGCCCTCTTTCAGCGCATTAATCAGATCGCCAATCATTGATAACATCTTGCCGAACTCGCCGAATTGCTTCGTCAGGTTCTCGATGTCACCTTTTAGCGTCCAATTTTTCAGGTTGATGTTAAGCAGTCTGGCTATCTCAACGCCAACACCTTTAATGGATTTCGTTAGCTCATCGATCCCCTTGAGCGCAGCGTTTATTTCTTGTTCCCACTGGCCCCAGTCAATCAGGCTTTCCCCGCCCTCTTTCCACGTCTTATAGTCGTCGTAAAGCGCAAAGAGCGCCGCACCCAGCGAGAGAATAATACCCACTGGTGATGTCAGGAACGCTGTGTTAAGTAAACGCCATGCCAACAGCAAGCCACCAAACAACATAATGAGTTGCTGCGTGACCGGATCTAGCTTTTTGAACCATGACATAACATCATCAATGGCCTGCCCGGTGCGCCATAATACGCGCGAGACTGCATCCCCCGCCCAGAGAATGCCCTTGATAACCTTCATCAAGACCGCTTCAATCTTCGGCCAGTTATCCAGAAGTTGCTTGCGCAGAGAATCAATGTCCCCCGCTAGCCCATCAGCCAGATTTGAACCTATTTTGTCTCGCGCCTGACCGAGCGTCATCGAGAGATCACGCATGGACGTCATGAAGCGGTTAGATTGTTTGGCAGCAACTTCAGCATTAAAGCCGATCTTTTTAGCGGTTAGCGCATACTCAGAACTGAACTGCCCCAGCCCCTTACGCATTGCCATTAGCGTATTTTCATCAATACCCAGCATCTGCGCGTATTGGTTAGCACGGTAATACGGCATGCTGCTCAGTTTTGCACTGAGTCCGGTAAAAATGGCTGATGTGTCGCGCATGCTGCCGTTCGCGCTGCGAGTCTGAATGCCAAGCCGATTAAGGAAACCCTCAGCACCCGGACTGTTGCGAATAAATCTGGCGAGGCTTTCCAGTGAACCTTGCGCAGAGGCAGCATCTACACCCAGTTGCGAGGCGGCGTAACCCAGCGCCTTGATACCCGCCACCGATGCACCAGTACGCTGAGAAGCGAAGTAAACCTTATCCAACCCGCTGGCAATTTTGGTCGTAAAGCCAACAACGGCCAGCGCCGCCCCTTCGACCACTGCGCCCATCTTCAGCACATTGGCCGTGACGCCAGCGACCACAGCGGAGAATTTCTTCTCCCCCGCCTCATCCAGTTCAAAGCCAAGACTGACCAGGAAATCCTTAATGGTTTCAGCATTGCTCATTTATCGGATCTCCACTTGTCTATTTTCGCCTGGTTCTCAGCCTCCAGATCGAGGTAATCATTCAACAATGCGATATCGAGTAAGTCGATATTCCCACTTTTGATTTCCCCCATGGTCGTGAGTTGGTGCTTTACCGGGCGCAAGATAAAATCCTCCCCACCCGGCAAGGTATCCAGCATCAAGCCTCTGGCGGCTCCGCTGGTGCGCTCTCTTGGAGTTCGTGCAAAAAATTTCCCATTGAGTCGCCCACCACCCGACCGACGATTTGCAGCATAGCCATCAGATCAATGTCATCAAACATCAGTTCGCCACCGGTGAAGATCGGGTTATAGGCTTTGCCGTGCTTGCGTGACACTATCGCCAGGCAGGGGTGAATAATGGCGTTACAGTCCTCGTCGCTGATATCGGAAAGTGACTGGGCGATACTGGGTAACGCGGTTTCAATCGTCACGGTACCGCTTCGCAAGTCTTTGAGGATGCCCGCCAGTAAAGGCAACAACTTACGAGATACTTTCAACTGCGCGAACACGTCGAGTTTCTGCGAGCGGTACTCGATACCTTTAATCATAAATTCCATTAATTACCCCTTAAAAAGTACCCAGCAGCTGGTCTACTTTGATGCAGTCAAATACCCATGGCACCAATGCGCCGTCTTTGGCGTTATTGAAATCAGGCTGTTTTTGGAACGCACAGCCCCGCGCCGCAAACGTGTCACCGCTGGCGGTGTTGCGGATAAGAATAATGTTGCTGCCCCACGTTGCGCTCGATTGTGCCTGTGCGTTATACATGGCCGACAATTTGCGATTGGTCGGACTGGTTTTCAGTAAGTTTACTGTGACTGTCCCACCATTCCCCGCGTGGAGGCTGTGCATACCCTCACCATCGGCCCCAATGGTCATGGTGTTCTTGTTCTCAATCATCGAGGTGACAATCCCCTCCTCGGCGACGGCTGCGCCATAACCCAGATCGAATGAGCCGCCCACGCCAACAATGGAGGCGGTGACGTCCATAAAACTATAAGTGTTTGACATTCATCAGCTCCTTAGCGGTTAACATTGATGATGACATCGGCGTAGTGAACTGCACCGGCCAGCTTGATTGCACACTGCATCACCGGCGCTTTACGTCCCTCGCGGTCGGCCTGTGCCTGTGATGCCACTGGCGGCGCGTAAACGTAGTAGCCTTTGGTCAGCGTGTCGCCGGTTGCCATCATCATCTTTACCAACAACGTGAGTGCCAAATGTCGCCAGGTCAGCAATAGACGTTCGCCCCATCACTGACAGGCGTTCCATGGCTTCCTCAAAGGTCATGATGGCTTCGTTAACTGTTTCGTGCTGAACGGACTTCAGAAAGGCTTCAACGTCGCAATTTGTCGCAATCACATGCGCCGCTTTGCGAAGATTATCGCCCTTAGCCTTACCCCCTGCCTTTCTATAAGCATCAGTCTGATTTTTGCCCTTAAGGACTTGAGTAACGAACTTCTTCTGTAATTGCGTCAGGGCATCGAAAAGCGCCTTTTGTTCTTCTGTTAGCGTCATTCCGGCCATGATTATTCCCTTTTACTGTTTGTCGCTGTCTTCATCGCAAAACACAGGCTGTATTGCATAGGAGTCAACAAGGGATAACGGGATGCCATACGCGGATATTTGCTTTTCATCCCTCAAAATCGCAAATCCATCTTTAACTTCCAGATTCGGCTTCATGGCGTACCCGTAAAGAGGTAGCCCGTTGTGTTCGCGCGTACACAAAGTGATTTTGAAGTATTTAATTAAATGAGACATTCAGAATATCCTGCTGGTTGGTTTACTTGTTTTTGATTAAAATCCGGTGATTTTTGACACCAGAGAAATTTCACCCAGCGTGTTTATGCTGTTTTTCTCGTTGGCCAACCGCCGATTTCAGAATTAAATAAAATGCCACCAGCCTGTTAATGCTCAGGGTGAGCGGTGGGCAACAAGTGGTAGCATTGCTTATCGTGTATTGTCGCAACCACTCATTGAATGGCTGCTGCAATACAGGCCGTCTCTCCGGCTGTCACATCGCTTCGCCTACAACGGCTGATGTTGCCGCTAATGCCCGACTATCAAGGTGTATTGGTTGTTTTTGATTCCACAGGTACGCTCGATAGAGAGGTACTATGTCACTGCTAATACCCGTGGACTGCGACAACCCAACGCTATTGATGTGTGGTGCTGTTAATGATTCGCCGGTCGTCAGTGACAACCTTTTGCAGCGCGGTGACCTTCTCGACTAACTTGTCGGCTCGTTCAGCGATTGAAATAAGAAATCCGACATCTGCGTCTGAAAATCCGCAATCTCTGGCTGCATCAGTGAGCTGTCCACTGGCGGGAGTAACGGACATATCCCCAACTGAAGCGGAGAGACACTCGAAGCGTTTTTGCAACCTGATATTGCCAGCGCGGTAAGCAGCAATAGTGCCTTTTGCTTTGTTCTCAGCATCTGCTACCCCTTGTTGATATGCTTTTAATCCGGCTGATTGTGCGGCTTGAAGTTGAGCCTCTTTCTCTTCAGCGCTCTTTTTAGCGGCTTTTTCTGCTTCCAGGTCTGATTTGTCGCGGTTAGTCCACTTAAGTGACCATTCCGTATCTTTGCTATCGCTGCCCCACCAGTACCCGCCACCGACTAAAACTGAAATCGTCAGTGCGATGGCTATCAATCTCAATAGGGTTTCTTTCATGCGGGTATCTCAATATGAGGCGCATCCAGAAACTTAGCGGGCTTATCATTCGGGTTATCTGTCCACGTAATACCGAAACGCAGCTTAACGCCCAACTCTTTACCGGCACGGTGCATGGCATCCAATACCGGCAACCAGCATTTATAATCATTCCAGTCGGCACCTGTGGGGAGCAGGTCAACCGCATTGCCGGAGATATGACGGCTATTCATGGTCTGGCTCTTGCCAGTGGCCACCAACTCTTTTTGCCGCTCTACCGTACGGACACCTTCGATAACACCGAAATCAACGGTCGATAGCTCCAGAGCACGGCGCACCACTTTCACCAGGCTAGCGTTAACGCCTTTCAGGTTATTCTCGCTTCGCTGGCTAAATCGAAAATTAGTTGTTTGCATTCTTAAACCCCGTAATCCGCTCCCAGAAGAATGAGAGAGCCACACTACCCATAGTTCCGCTCATGCCAGCAACAACCAGAACGTAGTAAATACTGAGTCCTGATTCGATGCTGATCAGTCCGCCGATTAACCCAGCGAACCCCGACACAGCAACCTGAGCGAATGCCGCCACCCAGCTCCATGTGGTTTTATTCGTTCTGGTATCGATGATGTATTTAACAAAGCCGCCATAAATTGACATGGCAGCAATAAGCACCCAAACGATAAGACCGTATGAGCCAGGGTCATTTTTTGGCATTTTCATATCTCCCCCTCCCGGATGGGCTGGGCGTGTAGTGGAAATAAAAAAGGCCCACCGAAGTGAGCCTTAAAAATCGTACGTTAATGTTTTCATGTAGTTAATGAATGCTACCCTCACTAATGAGGGCACCATGCCGAGGACTTGCTCGATATGGTTATCCGTGATGATTTCATAACGGATAGTAAAATTGATAACGGATTAGCACATTCGGCTGGATACTGTTTCACAACGATTGGATTAACCAATCCAGTACCCATGCGAATGTAGAATGCAAAAAGCCCCGGCGATTAACCGAGGCTTTAAAATTCGGGGCTGTGATAGTTAACCCTGCAACCGTATCAATGATAATGCAATCCTTGCACCAAGGTAGCTATCACAGCACTGAATAATTTACATTGCAATTATAAACAAACCTTAAACATAACTACCTTTACAGTGGGCATGACTCACAAAACCATAAATCCGTGAGCAATTAACTCAAGGGCTTGAATAGTTGCCGGTCTTTCCCGGCTGTCAGTTTTCATTGTAGATGAAATATGCTCAGCTTCTTTTGGAAAGTCGATAGTGCGTATCAACCTGAGCATACCTCGCAATTAGTATACCCAATTAGCAGTGAAGACTGAAACAAAAAACCCCGCCGAAGCGAGGTCTTGATAATTTTCCTTGGCGCTCATCTACAGAAACGCCCATGATTTAGAGAAATTACGCCAACTTTATGCAAAATGCAAGCGATATATTAAAAACTTGTCGCCATTAGTCACAATCATGTCGTTATCGTGTAATCCGCTGGAACTCATCTTCTGCATAACTCTCTTCAATGTCGCATTTAGCCACCAGCGACTCATAGAACGGCTTCCAGTTACGTGACCAAGACGATTGGGTTAGTTCAGGAAGCAACGCTGTAATCGCTCTGTATGCTGTTGTTGAGGGTGTCCGTTTGTATCCAATTCCTGAACAACGTTCACACTCTTTTTCAACTGGCACGCCAAGCCGCTTGGATTTTTTAAGGTCACGCACCTTACCCGTTCCATTGCAGCGGCAACGATGGGAGATTTTGCCCTTTCCGTTACAGGGTTCACACAGGACATCAATAATCTCTTCCCACTCTTTTTTGTACTTCATCTCGTCATGGTAAAGAAGTCCTAAATTCCCTGGGAGAGTATCAAGATATTCTTGACGTTCGATAGCCATCTGATTTTTGAAGGCTCGCTTAACTTTTACAAAACCAGTGCCAGAACAATTTTTGCAGCTGCTTGTGCTGGCCGCTGAACTGCTATATTCCTCATAGGCAAATTTAGCCAGAATAACCATGCATTGAGCTATTCGGCGGCCCGATGCTTTGCCAACATGTTTTGGCGCGTTCTTCATTGCAAATTGGGTGAGCTGTTCAACAGTTCTAACCCGGTCTTCTTTGCTGATACCGACCTTACCCAAGTATGCCGCCATGCCGAAACTGGCCCGCGCCTCAACCATTCCCATTGCAGCAGCCAGATCCGGCCCCTTGAGCGAGTCGGAAGAGGTAGCGCGGGGCGAATCCGTAATCATCTGGCTCTTGGCGCTGAACTGTTTCATTGCTGATTCTAGTTTCATTGAATAGTATCCCCTTTTGCAGCCGTCCCCATCCAGCCGGGGTGCGCCCACTGAACTTCTGTAATTTTTTCCCCATTTCCGTACAGAGATAATCCGCGCATCACCATGTAGTGCATGACAATTTTCTCATGTTCACGCCATTCATCCTCTGGTGTTTCTTCCACAAATTCCTCTATGGCATCAGCCACCAGGCCGAAGCACTCTTCATGCCAGCAAGACTCAATGGAAATATCCTTCGCTCTCTCCTGAAGAGCATCAAAGCGGGGTTTTGTGAACAGATAAGACATTTCGCGAATAAGACGATCCATTAGCTAACCCTCGATACGTTGTTCATTTCCCAATCGGTGTCGATGTCGTGCTGGAACCGGTTAGCGATATAGTTAAGCGGTCCCTCATGTTCTGTTTGTAGAAATTGGTGTGACTCAGGATCAAGCCAGAGTGGTTGTTGTCCTTCCCATCCATCACCGTTCCGCTGTTTTTCCAGCAGTAGTATTGAGCCGGGGAGAGCAATGTATTTATTCTCTTTGTCGTCCAGTGCCGCTGGGCCGTGATCTGCCATTTTGCGGATCGCCTTTTCTCTGATTTTGTTACGCCAGATGATGAAAAGATTGTCTGTAAGGTCGGTAATAGCCCCCGTCCCTTTCACATCCATTTTCCCTGTAGGTTTATCTTCACTTTCTGATTTGCGGCTGTGAGTAACGAGAATGACGTGGCAACTGTTTTTGTTTTTGAAATCACAGAGACGGTCTACGAAATCTTTCTGACCGTTGTAATCATCCTCACCTAATCCACACTTCATCAGGCTATCAATAACAAACAGTTGGATGCCGTAGCGCTTTCTGGCGTATGCGAAAATCTCCAATAGCCGATCCGCTTTGGCGGTACCGGTGACGCTGAATAGCCAAAGCCGGTCGTCGTACCATTCAAACGCGGTTTCGACATCCTCGCGGGGCGGCATTTTATGGCACAATGCCTGGCGGGTTAGGCGCTGTAATAACTTACCCGGTTTAAGCTCCAGGGAAGCGATACAGCAACGGATACCTGATGCCATTGCATGAAGTACCATATGCCCTACAACCTCTGTTTTCCCATGACCATTAACACCGTTGATCAGTGATAACTCAGAGTCTCGGAAAGAAAAATTCTGATTTAAATGCATCCAAGGGCTGCTAAACAATCCGCTATCTTTCTTGTAGAAAGCGTCCATCGTGGCTTGCTTAAACTCTGACGCGCCGTGCAATTCCTCAGGATCGAAAAATGCCGCGCTTTGCACTCGCTGGAAAATATCGTCACCACTGATGCCGTTCTGCAAGCACTCGTTACAATCCTTGAATGGCAACTCAACCATTCGGCAGCGATGCTCACCCAATCGACTGGCAATCTCTCTGGCAGCTTGCCGGTGATTCATCTTTCCAGCGCTCACCGTTCAAATACGAGGTTGGGAGAAGCTTATCGATACCGAGTGACTTAGCCTGCACACGCAACCGGATATCATCGGCTATGACTAAGCTTAAAGGTCGGAGTCCAGCGTTAATGCGTATATATGACAACAGTAACAAATTGGATTCCCAACTAACTATTATTTCACATTTGTTATCAACGGGTGACGTTGAAGCTGAAGAGCTTATTAGCGCCACAAATATCGCGTGGGATATTAATCATCAAATAGGTTCCGACATTTCAGAAGCTATCGATGGAAATAGTGCTGAACAATTGAACCATTTACAGGCTAGCCCTTCTGTAGAGAAGGAAGATATTAAAGCTGACTTTGGTGAAATTGATTCAATGCTGGCAGGAATGCAGTATTTAACCGCTTCTGGATTTTCATCTGGTGATTTAGAGAACCTTATCGGAGTGACGAGAAACTTAATATCATCGTTAGAAAATAAAATAACTCCACTTCTGGCGGATTAAATCATGAGTGCTTTATTAAGCAAAGTTGAGAAAGCCAAAATAATGACGTATCAGGCTGAGGTTTTATTAAGGGCTTCATTTGATGGTGATAGCGAAGAAGATGAACGCGAACTATCAAACTTAGCCTTTAGTAAATTAATTGAACTTCGCAAATATCTTGAAGATTTAATGATTGAAATTAAATCAGAGGGTAAATAATGAATAACTTATCTAATCGTGTTAGTTCGGCTCTGGCGGCGATTCCAGTCAAACACCAGAGCCTAGCCTTAAATAATGCCCGTGGTGGTCTTAATAAGGTTGAAGCGGATTCTATCATTCTTATCAGTAAACGCAAATTGCTGAATGCGCAATCGTACGCCAGAGAAAATCAGTCTCGTTATGGTTGGGAAGTTGCCAATCATTTATTGAAGCTGGCTTACGGTATTAAGTGCGAGTGTCCAATGCCTCGCCTTGGTGATTCTCGTGGAAATTACATCTGCACTTTTGTTGATATATCTACAGGTGAATATCGGTTCGAACACAGCCGTGCAATTGCAAACGTTCGTGAGGTGAATCATGGCGCATGAAATCACATTAGAGAAAGCAGAAGAGATGGCGTATCAGGCTGAGTTAGTTTGTCTCTTGCTTGAGAGTCACCCACATGAATTACAAAGTGGTGACGTCTCAGCCATTGCATGCCTATTAGCAAAATTAACGGGTCATGCTGGCGGGTGGCTACGGGAAGAAATGGCACAGAGGGCAGCTAATCGTGAATAAGGTAGATAATCCATGCACCGACCAAGCATTGACTGATGTACTGAGTGATATCGCGGTGTATCTGGAAGCGGCGCAAAGGCTAACTCAAGACCCCGGGCAAGGCGTTCAACTGGCAGATTGCATCATTAGCTACTGTGCTGATTACGCTAAAACTATGGCTGGACGTGCTGCGCTGGAAGGAACTGACCATGAAATCTAATCAATTGGAAGATGTCACCTGTCGGGTAAAGCAAGCGCAAGCGGTCTTGGCAATGTGGCTTGAACTTGCCACAAGCAACAAGAACGATGTATCTGACAAGATCGGCGCAATCATAACGTTATTAGATGATGTTCCAGAAGTGATGATCGCAGCTAATAGTAAGCTAGCCGATTACGATTATGAGAAATGTAAGGGCGGCAAAAATGAATAATTTATCTATGTCCGCCTTACGTAACATTAATGCACCAGTTAGTAAGTATAACAAAGAATTTAACCTGAACCTGTTTACTCCAGTTGAGCAAAACAAATTCATGGTAGTAATGCCCGACGACACAATGACAGGTGAAATTGAGTGTCGCGATAAGGTCATTATAGATACAACACCAATGCGTTATTTAGAGGATGGAATATTTGCTTTCTTTCTTGACGGTATTTTCATGATTAAGCGGCTCCAGTTCATCCGTAATAATATTTGGATTCTACCGTCTAATCGGTTCTATCAAAGTTTCGAAATAACAAGCAATGATCGTGTAGAAATTATGATTATAGGCCGCGTTATTTACAGCCAAGAAATCAGGAGCCACTAAAAATGAAGCTCGATAAAATAGACCAATCTCGCTTTACCGAATATGAAATTTGCATGATTGATGATGGTGGTATTGAAGTCGGCATCCAATTAAAGCAATCACCAATTTATGTTGCTGAACGTCACGGTCGCCGCAAGAAATGCTTTAGCCGTAACACTGCTATTCGGTATATGGCTTTCTATATGACCGATAAAGTATTTAAACGAGCGGGTATTCTTTCTCGCGTAGGCGAAACCTACACAACACTTGAAGACGGCAGGATTGCACATAATCGCGGTGAGCATACTATAGATTATATTATTGCCCACTCGCGCTGTATGCGTCGCATTCGCCGCTTATTAGCCAAGCAACGCGAAATACTTAAATGGCAAAAGAAATATGAGAAATGGTCAAGCCAGCATATTGAGCTGATGAAAACCAAACCTTATTAATTAAGTAATAGCTAAAAAATATTAACTATGGCCTTCGGGTTAGGACTCCCCACACCTAAAGGCCGAAAAATAAGGTAATTCGAATATGAGCAATCTTGAATTAATTGGCAGATATCGCAACCGACTGGTAGCCGCAAAGCTGGATTCATTGCAGCGGAATACCGGCAGCACTTGCGTAATTAAAAGGTCACCTAAAGGGATGGTGCAAACAATTGAATTAACGACAGAGGTATTAACGCGCGCATTAGAAATGTTTGAGCTGGTCATTATTGAATCATTAGGAAAGACCAAAGCTCGTGAGTCGATTGTTGAAACCTATAAGGATTGCGTCAAAAAGTTTGGTGGACTTACCCAAAGCGGTCACGCCCTTGTTGATCGGTTAATTGATGGGTTTGTTACAGCATCTGACGAACCAGCCACCGGCGACATACGGGAAGTGAAATGAGCAATTACGCCCAAAGAGCCGAACAAGCAACCGAGCTTGAAGCTAAAGGGCTATATCGCCGTGCTGCATGTGCTTGGCGTGACGCATTACCTCGCGCACCGTCAATAGAGGTTCAGGGGATATGTGCCACCAATGCACAGCGGTGCTCTGAGCAAGCGAAATACAAAGGGAAACCAGAAGTATGAAAAAGCCACTCACTAAAGGGAATAAAACAGATATGAACCTTAAAGATATGGATAGAGAGCAGCTTATCGAGCACGTCAAAGCTTCGGGTATTGATGTACCAGACTGGCTGATAAATGGGTGTCTCACTCGTCCAGCGGAACCACTCACCGATAGCGAGTTTCAGGAGTTTGCAGGGCTTTACTGCAAACAGGTTCGCTCAATTGAAGCCTTGGCCTATCTGGTTGAATGCAAGCGTCGATTTGGTAGCGATATGCAAGGTGGGGCTATTTTCAAGCACGAGAAGATCATTATGCAAATAGACCAGCAGATTATTGAAACCTTACTCCAGCACCAGATTGAAACCGTGTTGTTGGAAGAGCGCCCAACCGAACGTTATGTCGCCGTCATGAAGTTCTATATGGGCGACCGATTAAATCAGGCGCAGAACAGCTCTACGTGGATGCGTGATTTTATCGACAGCGTATTCATTGAGGGCGTTAACGCTCTTTTCCGAGGCGAAGTAGAGCCAACAAAGAACCTGCACTAAGGAGTGACGAATAATGTTTATTCCAACTGATAGATGTCAGCCCACACCGAACCGGATCATTCTTCATGAAAACCGTGCTTTCCGGTCACTCTGCGGCGGTGCTCAGGGCTTATAAACTTGTGGCTCGGGAGGCTACGCAATGAGAAATCCACCGATAGATTTTGACAGCTTGATCAGTATTACAGACCACCTTAAGGCACTGGTAGCCGCTGAGGATTCGATAACTGAAATTGAGCGCCGGCTGAAAACCGCTACCGATAATGATGCTGCATGGCGTCACCGCGCAAAGTACGCACTGGAATCATGGAAAAGCACACGACGCCGAATCACTGCTCGTCTCGCCCTTCTCCGTCAGCAGGAGAAAGAAGCGACTCAACAAAGCCGTGAAACGCATTGCGAATACCTGATTGAGGAAATGAAGCGCTACTTTCCACGAGCCGCATTCCTTGCTTGTGACCATCGGGCAAGGCTGAGAATGCAATCAATGACGCTGGAGGTGCGCAATGAGCGATAACATTTTCCAACTGGCGAACATCATCAAGGCGGCGGGCAGTGATCCGGGGGATATCGCAACCGCGATTTGGTCTGCCCATTACCGAAAGCCAGAGCGCAATGATGATGAAGTTACCAATTTATCGATGGATATCATTTGTAACTATTGCTTGGAGTCCGTACCGCTTGAGCACTGGCCGGAAAATTTAGATGGGTTGCTTAAATTTGAGCTTGGTGTGTTGGTCGATGAATTCTATTCGGTGAATCCACTTCCGGGGAAAATTGCCAAGGCGGTATTGGCAGCCGGTTACCGTCTGAATGAAAGCATTGCAGCACAGGAAGCTACCGAAAGAGATATAGCGGTCGATGAAATGCACGTCATGTATGTCAATGCGCCTGATACCACCAGCGTTCGACAGTACCTTGAAATGCTATATGACGCCGGATATCGCAAGGGGGCTACCAATGGGTAAGCAAGCCGATATTCATGACACCGAAGTGCGGGCCACTGTGATTGTTGACGATGGGTGCGACTGGACTAAATACCTTAACTGGTTAGCCAAAGCAAAGTACCGCATCCGAAACGGGATAAATGAAGCACCACCAGCTAGGCCAAAGGTAGCACCGGTAAGTTTCAAGTCGATTAATCAGCCCCGTAAAAAGGGCTTTCGAGTGGTTCAGAAAGCGATAGGGGCGGTATGATATGAGCGAATTAACTTTGAGGCAGCGGGAAGTTCTGGATTTGATTAAGGCATACATAACAACCCACGGCATGGCCCCGACAATGACTGAAATTGCTGACGGAATGGGGTTTAAATCTCCAAACGCTGCCAGCGTCCATATTGCCGCGATGAAGAAGAAAGGGGCTATCAATGTAAGGCGTGGAGCCTCTCGCGGCATAACGCTCACTGACCCAACAAAAAAGACCGAAATGGTGCCGGTAATGCTCCCGCCCATGATTGATATCGAAGGGCTTGAGGGTGAACACCTGAACGCCGCGAACCATTTCAACGCCGCCATTGCTATGTGCTCTATAGCAATCCGAAAGGCGGGCTATCCGTCAGAGTGTTCACCAATGTTTTACCCTACAGATAAGCAAGGCGGCTAATTATGATCACATGTGAATTATTGACAATTGAACGGGTAGAAAAGGCTGTAGGGTATGACCGCACAACCATCTACCTGCGCATCAAAGAAGGGACATTCCCAAAACCAGTTAAAGACGGGCGCAACTCTCGTTGGCCGTCAACGGTGATTCAGGAATGGATTGATAACCTTATTGTGGAGAATCAGAAGCAAGCAGGCCAGTAACCCAATGGCCCCACTCTTCCATTAACTGCCGTCTCTCTGGCATGTACTCGGCGTGATTGTATGCGGCTGACACACGGTTTTTTTCAACGTGTGCTAGCTGCCGCTCAATCACATCATGCCGATATCCCATTTCATGCAACCTGGTTGAAGCTGTAGCGCGGAAATCATGAGTTGTTATCACCTTTCGACCATACCCCATGTGCGCAATAGCCCAGTTTAAAGTCGATGCCCCCATAAAGGTATCCAGTCTTGTGTTAGGGAAAAGCCAACGCCGATTACCCGTTAACTCTTTCAACTCATTTAGCAGTAAGATCACTGGCGCAGATAATGGCACTCGGTGCACTCTGCGCATCTTCATTAGCTCTGAAGGGATAACCCACTCTGCATTGTCAAAATCGATATGCGGCCACTCAGCGGAGCGTAATTCAACTTGACGCACAAACACCAGCGGCAACATCTTTAGTGCGATAATTGTCGTTCCATTGCCAACGTAGCTGTCCAGACGCAAATAATAATCACGTAATTCATCCCCAGTTAGTGATCTGGAGTGAACAACTTTAGGGGTGATAATCGCTCCTTTAAGGGCCGCAGCCGGATCAGAATCAGCACGTAGCGTAGCGACGCCATAACAAAAAATAGCAGAGCACCACTGGCGAGTTTTAACCGCAACAGAAATCGCCCCGCGACTCTCTAGGTCTCTGATTATTTTTAATATATGCGAGGCATTAATTTCTCGCATAGGCATAGAGCCAATAGCAGGGAAAATATCATTATTCATAAAGCCAGTTATTTGGCTTTTAGTATTCTCTGACCAGTTATCCCACTTTTTAGCCATCCACTCTCTGGCCACTATTTCGAATGTGTTAGCGTTTTCAGCCTTCGCAATGTCACGTTCTGTTGCTTTTGCTTCCTTGGGAACAATGCCGTTTTTTACCTGCTCCCTAGCCCACTCACGCACTCGGCGAGCTTCGGCCAACGATACGGCAGGGTAACTCCCGATAGTGTAGCGCCCATCCTTTGTAGGCGTGATCCAGTAGCGATAACGCCATGTCTTTACACCAGAGGGGCGCACATCCAAGTACAAGCCATTACCATCCTGCAATTGATAGGCTTTTTCTTGAGGTTTAGCGTTGCGGGCTTTGGTATCAGTTAACTTCAT